TAATAACTAGCTACCGTAACGGTATAAGTTGTGTATGCTGAAGCAGTTACCGAAACAGTACCTAAAGCTGACGTTGCAGCTTGTCCAGTTAAAACGTTTGACTCGTTTTCATTAATAACTACTGAGCCAACAGAAGTAGTAGCAGTCTGACTGCTTAGATAAGCTATGTTTCTAGGAATGTCTATTTCAATAGAAGGCGCTCCTACTTGCCCTGTGCTAAAAGTACCTAATAAAAGTGAACCAATAATATTGTCTTCGGTAGTTAGTATTTTACCTTGCCCTACTTCAAAGTCAGTGTTGGGTCTAGGATCACGTAGAGCTTCGGCATCAACTGGCTGATGTCTTGGTTGCAGTTGTGGATGTTTGGGATCGTATTGATCGGGGCCTACTAACAGACCATCCCAAGTTTTTCGCATATCTTTTAGTCGATAGCGAAACCCTGATATGTCACAAATGCCATAGGCATTTTTGTTAGAAGCATAACTCATGCTTTCCTCTGTTTTCTAATGGCTTCTTTGCCTTTTTTAAAAATACTTACCACTTGATTTTTACCCATAACTTTAGCACGTTGCTCACCTACTGTGAGTATTTGTATTTTACGTGCAAAAGGTTTTTTAATCTTTTTTACTTTTGCTACAGTGGCTCTAGCATCTGCTGGGGTAGCAAATTTTATTTTTACTGTATCTTTAGGATTCTCGTCAGTATATAACCTACGTCCTGAACCTTTTGGTTTTTTACCCGTACCTTTTTTTGGATCTCTTTTCTTTGGCATTAAATGATAGTTCTTCCAGGCACGAATCTTGAACTAACACTATCTATGTCTTCGAAAGCAGCTCGATCAAACTCTTCGTCATATACCTGTTTTAATAAAGCTATTTTTTCTGGAGCTCTCTTCATCGCTACGTAGTAAGCTAGTCCAGATACTAAACAAGGTATAAACCTAAATACTACTTCCATGTTATTAGTGTAGTCACCAACGTCTTGAATCCTAGTCAACGCGTTGTATTTAATTATGTCGGTAGAATTTTCTGGTGTTGGAAATAATTTAATTACTGGAGTAGTTTGTCTATCCAAAAAGAATTGTGTCGGTCTAGCTTGTTGAGTTTTAGTTGGAGTAAATAAATACTCTGATCTACCTATCCTTTCTAATTGAAGATCCGTACTGTTTCTAGTAATCACTGCTTCAGTGATGTCTATTAAATCTGTATCTAAACTATACGAACTTGTGCCTTTTGTTGTAGTAAAAGTTCTTTCAGCTATGGTCCACTGATTCAGACCACGATTAGCCCAGTCAGCCATCATTATATTTAATGATCTTCTAGCCGAATCTAAGTCGTAGCCTGTTCTCAGCTCTAAACCACAACGTTCAAAAGCTTCTTCGATTAACTCGTCGATGCTTAAATCAAACGCAGTAGTTCCAGATGTTGCCATATCTATTAATAGTTTTTATGCAGAACCAGAATGATTGAATAAGCGTCTCCACTACTAGCACTGACTGTGGTGAAATCTATATCACCAGTTACGCCAGAACCTGCATTATTAGGTATGCTACCGAATAAATCATAATATTCATCACCAGTGCTATCTGCAGGTAAAGGTACAGCTAGTACGTTTGTTGTAGCATCAAACTCGATATCAACACCCATACCTCTGCACGCCCAGTAAATTCTTGCGATAGAAACTGAAGTGCAAGCATTACCTTGACTATCTGCAGCTAACGCTGAGACATCTACTTTTTTAACTGAAGCTTCGCCTGTTCCATCTGATTCATTAGTAAACTTCAAGACGGCAGTTTTATTACCGTCTTGAATAGTTTGACTTGTTACTGTATCAGCCATGTCTTACTCCTGATTATGCGTCAGCGAATGGTGTAACTATAGTACCTGAGCCTAAAATTATACCTTCGACAGCGTATTTAGCCGAAGCGATAGCAGTGACTTTAACAATACTACCAGCTAGTCCACCTTTAGTAGAACCATTCATAGTAATAACATCATTAGATGCACCAGAGATAAATGTTTTACCTGTAGCGTCATCTTTACCTGTGTATAGGCCACCAACAAATTTGTCAGTACCATCAGTTAAGATATCCATGTCAGTTGCTGCTGTTTCTACTACAAAGAAGAAACTAGCTCCTAAATTATTTAATTGATTAGGGTCATCATCTCTGCCAGGAGCAGTTGCCACAATACTAGGTAAAGTAAATTTACCATCTGCATCGTTAGTTGTTAGAATCTTACCCGCATGTGCATCCACAGTTAAACTAGTGTCTGCAGTTAAACTGACCACATTAGCGTTACCTGCAGTTATAACTCCTGCAAGCGATCTAATTGGTCCACTAAAAGTTGATTTTGCCATAATTCCCTCCGAGAGAATAAGTTCTATCATCTTGGCTTGTCTGCTAGGTCAGTTGATAGAACAAATTAAAATAATCCTAGTAATAAGATTATATAGTATTTTTTAAAAAGGGGACAAATAAAAGTTGCCGGGTTGAGTCCGAAACCCCCGGCGGGGTTCCTAATTAAGTATAAACATTATGCTCCAGGAGAACCAAATATACATCTTGGATCCGAGAATCCAAATGAATATCTTTCTCTAGCCTTGTAACGTACATTACCTGTGTCGAAGTCAGCTTCCATTGAAGTTCTGATTGGTGAACGTTCAAACATTTTGAATCCGTTCGGTGAATCAGTCTTAATGAAAAAAGCGTCAGTGTCAGTTAAGTAGTGGTTGACCACGTATCCTTGAGGGATCATGCCCATATTTCTAACAGCGTTAATATCGTTGTCAGAAGTATTTACTCTACCTGGTGACTCAAGCAATCTGTCAGCAGTAAATTGTAGCTCTTTAGGAATAATTAACTTAGTTCCTTGAATTGCTATTCTCAATCCACGTTCATCAATAAACGCCGCAATATCAATCAATGCTTGTTCTAACGAAGTTTCGTTCAGGTCAGCAGAAGTAGAAAGCTCGTTTCTGAAAGTACCACCACCAATAGTAGGGTGATCAGTAGCACAGAGCTCTTTACCATCTCCACCAGCGAAACTGCTGTTGAAGGCATTGTTTAAAACTGAGGCTGCTTTAATTTGCTTAGTTGTTGACATACTTCTAGCTAGCGCTCTTGTATATCTTGCAGACAATCTGTCGTACAAGTTATCTTCGATTGCTTCTTCAGTAATGCTAAACGCCAACGCAACGGTCTCGTGAGTGTAACGAGCAGTAAATGACTCTTGAGCTGTGTCAAAAGCCACCCCTGCACCTTCAGACTTCACAGGTGCTGCGTCAAAGCCTCCAAGCATCACTTCTTCTTCAAAAGCACGATCTGATGTTTCAGTGTCGAAAATTTCGGCATGTTCGTTTTCATATCTGTCGTACTCAAGACCAAAGAGTGCGTTTAGTCCGGGTTCTAACTCCTTAACTAATTGTGCTCTAGATATTGCCATGATTAAGTACCTGCTACGGGATGTGCGTACGCGTGCTCATTAATCTTAACAATAAGATTAGTGTGCGTTGTACCCAACTCACCGTTTTTGTCATCTTGTGCTACACCAACAATCTTAAGTTGTAAACCTTCAGTTGTTGCGGCAGTGCTTACGTCAAGTTCTCTGGATGAAATGCCAGTAGTTGTATTACCACTTGTGCCTACAGTATCTGCGTTTTTACCAACGTTAGCTTGAGCAGTGTTCGTTGCCGAATCACCTTGGATCAAGAATAACATGTCGGGGTCGTCATAAATAAAAACTTCAATATCACCTGAACTAGCAGTTGTGCTAGCCACGTAATGGTTTTTAAATACTGGACCGTCAGATGACTGAAAGAACACTCCATTAAATACACCAACAATGTTAGCGTCACTTACACCAGCTTGCTCAATGTAACCTGCGTTAAATTTAACTAAGTCACCTTGAAAGATGGTAGTGCCATAACCTGATGGATTTATTAAGTATCTTCTGGATTGCATAGTAGCACTAGAAGGACTTAAACCACCGTATGGTCTTAGTCCAAATGCTGAATCTACATTAGCCATTAAACTTTCCTATAAATAACAAATTAAAATTAAAGAAACAGTTTCGATTAATCGCTCCTGTTTCCGCCAAATGTTACGCGACTTTGCCTATTCTTGTTTATAGGCATGGCAGGGTTTTCTTCCTTCATCAGATCGTTGTCTACTGCATCCATCTGATCCCTCGTCCTAGCTTTAAAATATTCGCTTCTTTCATTTACAGATTCCACAGGGATTCTGCAAAGAATTAAGCCGCCTACACCTATAATACCTTCGTATCTACCGCTGTCGAGAGCTGGATATTCAAAGTCTGGGTACTCATCAGCTCGAACTGGCTCCCACCCCTCACGGAGTCTGGCGCTAAAGTTCTTACGATCTTCGTATCCTCTAACTTCTGATCTAACCCATCTGTGCACGTAGCCTTCAGGTGGTTGTGGTGCGTCCAAAGCGGACGGTGGAGCCCAAGGTTTCCTTTGAGAAGTTTTCTCTCTGGTTTGAGCCTCGCGTGGTTGACGATTTTCGTCAGTCTTTTTAGTTGCCATAGTCATGTCCTCCACGTTATTTGACATACTTCGCGTATTCTTCAAGTGGCACACCCAATTTTTTAGCAATCGCGACCTGAGAAGGTGTGAGTTTCACAGATTTGCTGCGTCCAGTTTTGGCACTGCGTTTTGCAGAAGCCACCGTTTGAACGG